TACTGCTTCCAGCACCACCATAAATGACTACTATCCTACTTTTTGCTTTCCTGACTTCGTAATATACCTTGCTGAATATATTATTAGCTTTTTGACTAAAGTCAATTATTTGTTGGCTCATCGCCTGGTATAATTATGATTGGTGCTTTTGTTACCTCATATTCCATTTTCTCTTGATATCCTCTCTTTTTGCCTTTTGTTTTTAAAAAGAATATAGTAGCAGTTGTATCTCCTTCATCAATTAGCTTATGCAGCTTACTTTCAGCAAAATCTATTGTAATATTATCTAAGTCATTAACAAAGTTTCGATATTCCTCATCCTCACGCATCCATAAGTAGTGCGCTGATCTCGATACTCCTGATATCTTACTTGCCGTTGTTACAATGCCAAGACTTTTTTCAAGTGCTTCAAGCATAGCCTTTTTTTGTGTGTTCATAATTGTACAAATGTACTATAAATTAACAAATGCTTTTAAAGGATAAAATACAAGCGAATTTCTATATCCACCTTCGTGTGTTGGTATAATTGGAGTAACTCCGTGAATATTGCGCCAAGCTGGATAAACTAAAATTGAATTGTCTTGTTGCCCTATTGTTGCATTATAATCAGGAATATGTAAATCACCGCCTTTAGAGTTTAATTTTTTGCAAATTATTACATTTACTGCTCCGACGATGTTTCCTGCATCTTTATGAAAAGGTGCTGATATATTGTAATTGGATATTGAACTTGTAAATAAGTTTCCAAACCTCCATTTTTCAGAAACATCTTTAAATAATTCAATTTGTTGTTCGTATTGTTTTGGGAGTATTTCTTTTATAAGTTGCTCACTTTCTTTTGCTAAAAGCAACATAGCTTTAATAAAAATTTGAGCAGACTTAAACCTATGAACACTTGATTGAGTTGGGTACGGTCGTCTCATGTGTGGTTTTGGAGGAACTGATCCTAAAATAGTTGAAAATTGTTTACAACTTCTATCAACAATACCTTTGCCATTTTTATCAAACCCTAACATTTTAGCTCTTTGCATTTCTGTTTTTGGAACGTTTTTAGTTTGCAATTCAGAATTTGCCAAGTCTGATAACTTACACATCTTTTCAGGCATCTTTGTAAGATAAAAGCCAATAGGCTCGTCATCTGCGTAAAATATACAATCTTCGGTTACATTTGGCTCAATATATTCGCATATATCGCCAATTTTGACATCGTGTTTTTGTAATATTAAATCAATTCTTTTCATATTTTATTTATTAAAAGCAAAAACATTTGTGCAAGCTGGAAACCAGGATTTTTGCCACATAACTTCTCTTTTATCGTCATGGCAAGTTCTATGCTTTTCGTAATTTATATTATATAATACATTTTGGTTATCAATAATTTTCCAAAATCTCGTTAAATCTGGATCTATGTCAAAACTCCATTCATAAACCAATTTTTTAAATATTTTATTAGTGTTTTCAAGAATAGGCATTTCTGCACCCTCAATATCCATTTTGCAACAATCAAAATTTTCAGCTTCTAAATCGAAGTTTAAACAAGGAACTTTTATCCCTTTGTTATTCCATTTCTTAACAATAGAATTTCTCCATGTTTGATTATTATTACCTATAAAAAGTATTATTTCTTTTATATCGTTATGAACCAGAGCAAACTGTTTTATCTCAGCATCGAAATTATTCAACTTTAAATTGCGCTCAATCATTTTACAATTAAAAGGATCAGGCTCATAAATAGTAACTTTCGCACCTTTTGAACAAGCTAATAAAGCAAATGCACCAACATTGCCACCGCAGTCCATCCACTTTTCATCTTTGTTTATTGTCATTCCTTTTTTCAAATAGGTTTTATTCCCTATAACTTCGTTAAAAGTTTTAAGGTCTGAAAATCCTTCTCGATGATAAAATTTTATTCCGTCTATTTGACCTTCATTTAATTTCATAACTTTTCCTTTTCCTCTTTAAGTTTTTCCATTATGAATCCACCGATATAAAGTTCTTTTTGTCTCCAAAACTTTACAAGTTCGTAGGCTTCTTCGTAATGTTCAGATTCAAACTCTATTTGGATTGCCTTTTTCACTCCAGCTGACATTTCGTTTAGCTGATCATCCATTTCCTCATCATCAAGAATTGAATAGTCAACTTCAGGAGCAAACTGTGGAACATCCAGTCCCCAGTCAACAAGCAGCTCATTATCCCAATCGCTACTTATTGCTGAATAATCCCACTCACCAAAACTTAAGTTATCCTTTATCAAGAACTCTGCCTTTTGCTCCTCAGTCCAGTCATCAGCAGTAATTATTTCTATTTGTTTAATTCCTACCTCTTTTGCTGCCTTTAACCGCATATTACCGCCAAGAACAACATACTTACCATCTACATCAGATGTAACAACTAATGGTCTTTTTTCAAGCATTCCTGGAAACTCAGTAATTGATTTAACCAGCTTTTGAAACTTATCATCTTTAATTACTCTTGGATTTTTTGGATTTGGCTTTACCTTGCTGATAGGTACTTTAACTATTTCAGACATTTTAATAATTATAAATAATTGTCAAAGGTAATATCTTTTTCAATAAAAAAAGCCATCCGGCACGTCAGCTGGATGGCTATCAAATAATAATAACAATGAAAAAAACGAGCAAATATAATTACTTTTTCTTTCCTTTAGCTTTCTTAGCAACACTTAATGCGATTGCTACCGCTTGTTTTTGTGGTTTACCGGAAGCCATTTCCGTCTTAATATTTTTACTGATTGTTTTGGCTGAATAGCCTTTCTTTAGTGGCATTTACTTAATTTTTAATGGTTAATAATTGTAAAATTAAGTAAATATTGACAGTATTGTCAAGATAAAATTAATTAGCTTGATTTACAATACTTTAGATTTATTTTGATAATTATTTTTGATATTTATTTTTGCGTATTAAATTTTAATATATTTTTGCCTCACCAAATTAATACTTAACACAATGAAAATTTACAAAGTAACTTACTCAGGAAACTCAACAAGATTTAATAATCTTGAATTAACTGTAATTGCAAAATCAGAAAGAGAAGCAGTTGAAAAAATATATCAACGCGTAATGGATGATAATTACTTTCCTCAAGATGATGGAAGCATCTTAGATTGTGATGGCTACGAGGTAGCAACCGCAAACGATAATTTTATCGAGTATGATGGCGGCTATTTTTGCGCTGAAATTGTTGAAGACTAAACAAAAAAACTAATACTTAATACAATGAAAGTTTATTCAGAAATCCAATTAAACCAATCAAATCGTTATGGCGAAATCGCGCCAAAGGTTTACAATGTAGTGCATATTGAGATGCAGTTAGGCGAAGATACACTTATCGTTCCATTCAAATATCGCTGGTCAGATGAATTAGGCGAGTATTATCATAGAATGGGAGTACCTGAATGCAGCTTCGATATGTACCTCGAAATAAAAGCACATCTTTACGATTTACTACAAGAACAATATCCATCCATCTTTAATGAAGTATTCAATGCAAATAGATAATACCCAAACCGCTATTATATCAGCAAGTGTTAATGTGCTGGTTAAATTTGAAATCACCGAAATTGAAGATGGTGAGCAAGTGCTTATCAAGTCAATAGAGTTGGTAAACCTGAAGGATATGAAGAAGGACATTGAAGATGAGATTAGCAACTACTACACCAATCAATTAAACTATGTTACTAACTTTAAATGGCAGACAAATGACCAGCAGTAAATTAAAATCAGAAATTAAGGACAAGCTAAAAAAGCACCCGGTAAACCTTCGTTATTGCCTTGCGCTAAACATCACACCTCAGACACTAACAAGGTGGTTAAATACCGATAGCGATCAGCTTACTACCAAGAAGTCAACCGACTTTATTTGCCAATTAATGAATAAAAGAATAATTGACATCTATGAAAAAGAAAATAACTGACCAGGATGTCATCATTTTGCTTCCAATTCTATTCGCACTATTAACCATTTTATGCAACTTGTTATGAGCAAAAAAAATGCAGATTTTTTAGTAGTAGCATTTGGGCTTATGCTACTTGCTACCATTATAATGGCTATAAACCTACTATCAAGATGAGAAAAAAAATAGTTATTGAGGATCCTGAGATTTCTTCCTTCAGATGCTACCATTGCCTTGATATGTTTTTAAGAAGTGAGATTTACGCTTCGCTTGAAAATGATTATGCGATAATATGTGGCGATTGCAGAGCAATACAAGAAGAAGAACTATTTGAGCAACTTGGCGAATTTAAACTAAATGAGTTAATCAACAAGTATGGATCAAAAATGGATTGGGAAAGGGAAAGCGACATTCCAGCTAAGACATTTCGATACAATGACATTGAATTAGAAGATTTAGACGATTTACACATTGAAGATTATAACGAAGATGACCGATAAATACTTTTGGGAAATCCAAACCACTTGGTATATCCAAGACAACACCAGCGCGAATTACTTCCTTATCTTGTGCAAGATTAATAATTTACAATATACTGTCTTTCCTGAAGAATACTTTTACCGAATTATCGTTGAAGGAAAAACCGATAACTTGCTGAAATTGAAATCAGACTGGAACTTTAGGAAATCAGTGAACGATCCTATCAATATATCTGACTATTTAATAGCCAAAGAAGATGCAAGTAGAGTATATGAAAGCTATGAAACTATAATCGTTCCTGACAAGGTCAATGACTATAATTTAAGGATAATTGACTGCAAGTATTTAATTAGTTAATATTTATTTTTGATATTCAAATTTAATAACTATTTTTGCAGACCAAACAATGAGAACTACTACTGATATTAATTTAATCAATCAAAGTATAGTTGAAGAAATTAGCCGACCAGTTGCTATTGATAATCCTTTAGACTGTCTTGAAAAGTTGAATAACTTAGTCTGTTACTTAGGCAACTCAAGCGAGTGCATCAGCAAGTCTGAGTATCTCTATTCGCAACAAATAAATCAGTTAATCGATACCGGTATCTTTGAATCATATAATGCAAGTGAGAGGAAGTTATATATAGAAGCTAAGTTAAGAGATGTCCTATACTGCGTTAAGTTCAGCGAAACAGTCAACAAGGACTTGCACTATGCTATTGAAGGTCTGAGGTCAATTATATCAGCACAAAAAGAAGAGTATAAACAATCAATCAAATCATAAATAATCAAATAAACAAACAATGGACAAAAAACAAACAACAATCGCAGCAGCTTTATTAGCTGCACAATCTGAAATGGGGAATGCTAAAAAAGGTAGCGAAAATCCCTACTTTAAAAGTAAGTATGCCGACCTTAATGCAATCAGAGAGGTGGCTATTCCGGTACTCAATAAGCACGGAATTGTAGTTCTTCAGCCAACTGTTCACCTGGATGGAAAGAACTTCGTTAAGACATTACTACTTCACGAATCAGGCGAATCACTTGAATCATTTACTGAGATTTTATTTAGCAAACCTAACGATGCTCAATCGCAAGGTAGTGGAATAACATATGCGAGAAGATATGGCTTACAGTCATTTGTAAATATTGGCGCGGATGATGATGATGGAAATCAAGCATCTACACCAGCACCAGTACCAGTTGACAAGCAATGGCTCAACTTGCTTAATAAAGAAGGTCAACCAATACACACGGTACTTGCCAAATTAACTACATTCTTCTCAGAAGGAAAGTCGCTTGAAGAACTGGAAGCTAAAGTTAGGATCAGTAAAAATGATATGAATTTTATTGTTAAACACTTCAACTTAGCTTAAAGATGGAAATCCTATCAATCGCAAATGGAAATGCTAAGGAGCTGAGCAATCAGTTGGCTGACCAGGTAATATCTTCAGTACTTGATGATGGTGCAAATGCTCTAAAGCAAATAATAATGGTTAAGGCACTCGATAGTGCCTTGACCAAAATTAAGAGCAAACTAATGCCTTATGCCTTAGAAGAATTTAGGCTGGAAAATAGCAAGGAAGTAGATATTAATGGTTATCGAATTAGTGAGGCAACTACTGGAGTAAGCTATGACTACTCTAACTGTAATCACCCAATATATGCCAATTTAGTCAATCAAATGGCTGAGTTAAAAGAGCAAATATCAGATATTGAGCAGATGCTTAAATCTCTTAAATCGCCAATGGAAATCCTGGACAAAGAAACTGGCGAAGTTTATACTATTTATCCACCAGCAAAAAAATCAACCACCACTTTAAAATTAACCTAAAAATGGAAATTATCCTAAAATTTGACAACTTGAAAGATGCTCAGACTGCATTAGACGGTCAAAGCTATTCTATCGCTTTCTTTGAATTTGACCAGTATTTACGCTCTCAGATAAAGTACAATGATACAAATTTAAGCGAAGATGCTATTGTTGCCTACTCCGATGCAAGAAGTAAGCTGAGAGATTTTATGTTCGATAATGGTATTAAACTTGATTAAATATTTTATTGCTTATAATGTTTCTTGTGTTTGCGCAGTTTTAAACGAAATTTTGATATGAAAAAATATACTAAAGACCAGATATTAATAGCAGCAGAAATAGGTGAGGTATCAATGATTGATGCAAGGCACATAGTATCATTGCTTGACGAGGGTGTTATTATAGAGCGAGAACGAAAATTGCGCAAACACAATATTAGCGGTGAGTTATCCGTTTACGAGTGCAAGTGCATAAGATTTACTGGAGGTGATAAGTGGTATTCGAATGGTTGTAAAATCCATCCTAACGGCTAATTACCGCTAATGTTCCGAGTATTGCCGTTCGTTGGCGATTTATAGAACAAATATTTAACTTAATACAAAAGATAATGGATAGCACAAAAGATGAATTAAAGCACCCAACCGCCAATGACGGAAATACTTTGTTAAATGAAGTTTGCCTTTTCGGAGATATTGAGCAAGGAAAGTTTTTTATTTATGAAGGTGTAAAGTTGTGCCGATTTGGATGTTATGGAATGGGAATAGATATAAATGGAACTGTTGCTAAAAAACTTTCCGATGATACGCAGGTTGTCAAGGCAAATTTCATTTAACATACATATACACGCAATAATCAATAATCATAAACAATAAATCAATTAACCAATGGAAATCTTTACACTAATCTTATTCACCTTTTTTTATTTCATCCCTTCAATAGTTGCTTATACTAATGAGAAGAAGAACGAAAGCGCAATAATAATACTTAACATTTTTCTTGGCTGGACAATATTAGGCTGGATAATAGCTTTAATTTGGGCTTTTATGAAATACTAAAGAATTTTTTACTATTTTTGCGTAAATAAATAAACGATGTGTGCAGACATCATTTTACAAAATTATCATCCTAAGTTGGGCGAGGAACTGCACTTCCGAACCCGACTTAGGATTTTTTATTAATGAAGGATTCTATGATATTTTATAGGTCATTTTATGAAGCATTAAATGACTTACCTGATAGTAACAGATTAAAAATATATGATGCTATTTTTTCATTTGGAATTAATTTAAAGGAAATTGAACTTACCGGATTGGAATCAACTATTTGGAAGTTAATTAAACCTCAGATAGAAGCCAATAATAGGCGATTTGAAAATGGAAAGTTAGGTGCTGAAAAAAAGCAAAAAGAAAGCAAACTGAAAGCAAAAGGAAAGCAAACTGAAAGCAAACCGAAAGCTAATGTAAATGTTAATGTAAATAGTAATGAAAATAATAATGAGAATTGTAATGAAAATGGTAATATTAATTTAAATAAAAATGTACCTACACTCATTGAATTTTATGATTATGCCAAAACTATCATACAAGACTATAAATCATACGAATTTTCGATTGAGAATAAATATAATGCCTGGATAGAAGCTGGATGGAAAGATGGAAATGGCAAGAAAATAGTTAACTGGAAGTCTAAGTTAAATAATACTATTCCATATTTGCGGAAATTTGAGCAAAGAAAAGTGCAAGAATATACACCTAAAGTAAATATCCTATGATACTTAACGAAAAGACATTTATATCGCTTGATGAAGAAAAGCTGGTATTAGGGCATATCTTAATTAACAATGACATCCTATTTAATACTTCTCAGATATTTAATGCTGAGATGTTTACATCTCCTGATAACCAGCTAATCGCAAGTAAGATATTATTATTATTTAATAGCGGTCAGACAGTTGACTTAATGAATTTGACGATGGAACTAAGGAAGGATCAGTACCTAAATATGCCTTACCTTATGGACTTGACTACTAATTTAAGATTTGCAACTGGCATCGAGAAGTATGTAGCTTACCTTAATATGTTATGGATCACTCGGAAATTTCAGCAAACGATACAAGTATCACAGTTTAAATTGAACCAGGAAGTCGATACATTGCCTATTATAGAAGAAGCAAGTAAATCAATTAATGAGTTACTGACATTAGATTATACTTCTGCTGAGAAGATGGGCAACTTAGTATTTGATGAAGTTGTTGCTAAGATTCAAGATCATATCAATAATCCTACTAACTTAATTGGAGTTAATACCGGTAACACTAAGATAAATCAGTTAACTGGTGGTTGGCAAGGTGGAGAGTTGATTATAATCGCAGCAAGACCTGGAATGGGAAAAACAAGTTATATGTTATCCTCAGTCAAGTCAGCAGCATTTACTGATAAACATAAAGTTGCGGTAATTAGCTTAGAGATGCCAAATGAGCAGCTAATGAACAAGGTAATCGCGATGGAAACTGGTATTTCCGTTCAAAAAATCAAGTCAGTAAATATTAACCAATACGAATTAGAATTGATAAAATCAAAAAGAAGCGATTTAACGAACAATATTATCTTCGATGATAAAAGTATTACCTTGAATCAAATCGTGTCAAGATGTAGAATGTTATGCACTAAATATGGCATAAAAGCAGTTTACATTGACTACCTACAATTAATTAAACATAAAACTAAAGGAAATCGTGAGCAAGAGATAAGCGAGATAAGCCGAACTTTAAAATCTACTGCGAAGGAGTTAAAGATACCTATTATTGCTCTCAGCCAGTTATCGCGATCAGTTGAGATTAGGGGTGGAGAGAAAAGACCTTTATTATCAGACTTGCGAGAATCAGGTGCCATTGAGCAAGATGCAGATATTGTCCTATTTGTTCACCGACCTAACTATTATAATAAGGATGAAGTAAGCATCGAAACTGATGTGCAAATTGAAGTGGCAAAAAATAGGAATGGAATGACTGGAATTGCCAAAGCGCAATTTGTCTGCCAAACAACTGAGTTTACTGACTTTTATTAATAACAAAAAAATAATTAAAACAATGATTAAAGTAGGTAGTGATTTTAGCGGAGTAGGAGCATTTAACCAGGCATTAATGCGATTGGGAATTGATTACGAAGAAGTATTTGCTTGTGATATGGATAAGTACGCAAGGCAGACATTTATACATAATTATGGCGAACCTAAATACTATCCAAATAATGTGTATGATAGAGAGATTCCAGCTGAATCTTTAGACATCTATATGACATCGCCACCTTGCCAAGCGTTTAGTTTGGCTGGTAAAAGATTAGGCAAGGAAGATAAGCGAGGGATTTTATTCTTCAACTCGCACGAATTTATCCAGGTAAACAAACCAAGATTTTTCATATTTGAAAATGTCAAAGGTTTGCTTTCCGATGATGGTGGAAAGACATTTAGCGAATGGATAAATATGTTAGGAGGCAAATCAGTTAATGGCAATCCAGTCTTATTTCCATATGAGGATTCAGTTCTTTATCACATTTATTGGCAAGTGCTAAATGCTAAAGATTTTGGAGTACCACAAAATAGGGAACGTGTTTTTATTATTGGAATAAGAGATGATGAGGATAATAGCTTTCAATTTCCAAAAGAAGAATATTTAACTAAGAGATTGAAAGATGTACTGGAAGATGGTGTTGATGAGAAGTTTTTTTTGAGTTATGAGGCAATTAATAGATTAACAAACAACAATGATGGTTGCCATTCTGAAATAAAATCAGAAGAAAGTATAGGTTCAACAATTTGTGCATCTGATTATAAATTAGCACGAGAAATGAATGTATTAAAAATCAAATCAGCAACATCAAAAGGTTACGAAGAAGCAACTGAAGGAGATTCAATAAATTTTAGTGTGCCAAATTCAGAAACACGAAGAGGAAGAGTAGGCAAAGGTGTTGCTCAAACTTTAGATACTGGATGTCAGCAAGGGGTTTTAAATGGTTATAGGATCCGTCGCCTAACCCCACGAGAATGTTTCCGATTGATGGACTTTCCTGATACCTTTACTTGGACAGTTAGCGATTCACAAGCCTACAAACAAGCTGGAAACTCAATCGTAGTTAATGTATTGTGTAAAATAATTAATAATCTTAAAATAAATAAACAATGACCTACTATCGCATCAAACAAGGCAATTCAGTCTTTCACGACATCCCTTATTATCATTATAGCGATTTACTGCTATTTAGAAAGACCTATGCACCGTACAAATTTAGTTATATTGGTAAGATTAATTCATCATATCAATTTACTGGAACTAAGATGGAAGCTGACCAGCGCAAGACTGCTATAATGATCGAGGAAATAAAAAAATGTATCAAGATTAATCAGATTTAGTAAATATATAAATCAATGGAAATGAATAAATTATATACAATATTTAAAGAGTACAAGTATAAATTACTATTAATTTATTTATTTATGTTGGTAACGGAGTTATCAATTATATCACAACCATTTTTACTTGGAAAAAGTATTGATAAATTAATTGATGGTAGTTGGCTTTGGATTGTCTTATTATTTTTATCCTACTTAGTTGTTAATATTATCGAGTATAAAAGAATGATTTATGATACCAAAGTTTATACACAAATTTACAATAATATTATTTTACAATTTCTAAAAATTAGCAACGAACCAAATTCTACTAAAATTGCAAGAATTGATATGGCACACGATATAGTTGTGGTGCTGGAAGTATACGTTAATTATTATATTGCCACTATAATTAGTATATTTGGTTCTATAGGGTTTATATATCTTGCAAATTGGAAAGTAGGATTAATAATTAGTTTAGCATTAATTCTTATAATATTAGCAGTTTTAATTTTTTATAAAAAAATAAGACAATCAATTAATGTCAGGAACAATCTTTATGAGAACAAAGTAACTGCGATACAAAATGGATATTCAAGTTCCGTTTCTTTTTTTAATAGAAGAAGAAAATTGGAGATATTTGATTCAAATTTACACGGTAAAAATTGGTTTTTGGTTGGTATAATAAAATCAATATTTTTGGCTTTATCTATAATACTATTAATAACTACTTCTTATAATATTACAACTGGATCGGTAGTTACAATATATTTTTATGTGAATAACTTTTTAACCTCTCTTATGTCAATTCCAGTTGCGTTTGAGAATTTTTCAAGGTTGAGCAATATTATTAAAAGAATTAATTGAACATAACATACATATACACTCTATTCTGCTAAATCAATAATTTATATATTTGTCAAATGAAAAGAATCCTGGCTAAGTTAATTTTAAAAAGAAGGCAAGAAAGGTATGCCACTAAGCCACTTTTAGTTAATCACTTTAGACCTATTTTAGAAGATGAGCAGCCAAATAGTTAATCACCCAATTCATTATGGTGGTGAGGATAATACTTACGAAGCAATAAAGGTTATTGAAGCGTGGAATGCTACATTTGCTATCGGTAACACATTAAAATATATTTGTCGCGCTGGTAAGAAGTCAGATGATAATATAGAAGATTTGGAAAAGGCATTATGGTATTTAGAACGTGAAATTAAAAGACTAAAAGATGGAAAGTAAGATGTATTTTAAGAATGGAATTATCCACACACAAGCGTATTATCGATTGATAAATGAACAACTTGAATCGCTTGGAATTACTACTGATGATTATTCAGAGCTAATGGATATTGCCTTTTTTTACGATTCGTTAATTGTATGGAATGAAGAAGAAGGATCATCTACCAAAATAAGATTATCAAGCGGTGATTCATTCGTTATACCTTACCTATACTCTGAATTCTGCAAATTCATTGATGACATAAATGCTGGTTAAAATTAAGCCTCTATCAGTTAATCAAGCCTGGCAAGGTCGAAGATTTAAGACTAAGGCATATTTAATTTATGAGAAGGAATTGCTACTAAAATTGCCAAAGATAACACTTCCACCAGCACCATTAGAGATTCATTATACAATAGGATTCAGCAGTAAGTTAAGCGATTTAGGTAATCCTGAGAAGCTAATTACCGACATACTTTGCAAGAAGTATAACTTCAATGATAGAGATATATTTAAGATTGTGATGGTCAAAGAAATAGTGAAGAAAGGTGATGAATTTATTGACTTTACAATTAACACTTACGATAGTATCTCATAAAATGAGATAAATTTAGCAAGTCTATCCTCATATCCATTTAATCCACCATTGACTGCACGAGTTACTTTTTCGCAGTTATTTAAGTCTGCATACTTGTTGATGTTGTTGCGATTCCAAAACCAAGCAGCAGAGGTAAGCGGATATTTGGTAGCAACCAAGTCAGGATCCAGCAGTAATTTAACTCCAATCTTCTGACCAAATAATAAGTAATTTACTGCACCGGTAAGTTGAATATAACCTCTACCGCGATATTTGTAGCCATCACCACTCTGAGGACTGCCATTGCCTAATTTGTTGGCATAAACTAAGTTTGCCAATTTTTCAGGATTTCTAACATACAACTTAGCATCTGCTACTTTCTTAAATTTGGAAGGAAATACTGCGCACAATCTCTCAGGAGTAGTGTAGTTCAAATTCTCTACTACCTTAGTGAAATTGCTTGATTCGTGAGCAGTCTGAGATAAAAAATGCGCTAATCTTAAAGGTGTGATTAAATCAGCTAATAAGATAGCAGATGGCAATTCATCTAATACCTGGTCAGGTATTATCCCTTTTAATTTTACTAAGTTCATTGAGTATGTATTTAACTGTTACTTCCAAATCATCCAATCGCTTTTCCTTGCTTCTTTTTGTAGCAAATAAAGCAACTATAAATGATAGCACCGATTCACCTATTTTAATAATTGAATCAACTGGTATCTCTTTCTTTTTGTTATACTCGTAAATCTGCCTTTCCATTTTATCTTACTTTTCCATCAATGATACGATAGTTGCTTACTTCAAATGAATCATCTTCGTCAATCTCTACTATTGCAAATCCGTGATTCCATTTAGTATAGGCAAATGGTCGGTAGTTGGGTGTTAATTGACAAAGGCATCCAGTAGAAAAACAAGCCATTGAATCGTTCTTTAAATTGTTCTCGTGATGTTCAGATGTCTGATGGTTGTGTCCAGCTAATGTAGTTGACTTGGCGCGAAGGAATAATCCTCTCGCTGGGTTTACTGGACTAAAAATAGATTCTCCAAATTCGTGTCCGTGAACTACTATCAACTTACCCATCATTGCCTTCTGCCTTCCATCGACAAATTGAATATCCAATTCATCCAACTTCAAAAAGCCACTTAAAGATAACTCAGGTAGTTGTGCCAAATCAGGTGCTTTTTCATTGATATATTTGGCAAGTCTTTCTTCGTGATTACCAGCTTTAAAATAAATTGGTACATCAAAGTTCTCGTTTATCCATCCTATAAATTCAAAAAACATATCTCTTTCTTCCTTGATTGACATCGCACCGCCTTCTTTGGTAAATCTACTGACTTGGTAAAAGTCAAGTATATCACCATTTAGATAGATGCTATCAACATTGTCTTTATATGCTCTTTCCAAAGCAATTTCAATCGCATTAATATCGTGATAAGGTAAATGAATGTCGCTTACTATTAATGGCTTTTTGTGAGGAAAAATAAAATCCTGAGTGCTAATATTTACTGCCTTGATGTTGTA